CCCGCCGGTCGACGGCGCCCCCCGGGAGCCGGTACCCACCCCCGCCAGCCGCATCGAATGGTTCATCGAACCATCCGACTGGTCCGACCAGGGCGACATCGACATAGCGCGCATCATCATCGACTACTACCGGATCCTCGAGGACCTCGGCTACGAGCCGGCCGACGACGAGACCAACCACCTCGACCGGCTCGTCGCCAATATCACCGAAGCGGCCCAGTCCGACGACGAAGACGAGGAGGCCGACGAATGACCAAGGAACGACTCGGCCGACTCGCCCAACTCCTCGCCGACACCGCCGAAACCGCAGCCACCATCGAACTGCGAGCGCTCGCCGACGGTGAGTGTGATGGCGGTATCGCGGTGATGGCGTCTGGTTTGAGGGCGAATTGTTCGGCGTGCATGGTTTTGGTCGATGCCCTGATGCGGGAGGGGGTGTCTTGTGGGTGAGTTCGAGGAATCGAAGCGGATTGCTCTGGAACGTCAGGGGTGGCATTGCCTCCGATGCGGCGTGAATATCCATGATCCGGCTCGTTGGCCTGGGCGCAGTGGCCATCATAGGCAGTTGCGTCGTGCGGCGGATCCGGATGTGCGACACAGTCCGGCGAACATCGTCGAGTTGTGCGGCAGCGGTGACACGGGTTGCCATGGGTGGGTCCACCGGCATGTGGCGGAGGCGGAACGGCTGGGGCTGATCGTGCCGTTCGGCATGGATCCGCTCGCCATTCCCGTGCGTGACTGGCGGGGGAAGTGGTTCCGGCTCAACCAGGACGGGACGGCCGTCGCACTCACCCAGACCGAAATCATCCTCCTCCAGACGAAAGGAAACCAACAATGAGCGAAGAAGCGACCAAGCCGGACGTGCTCCTGTGGCTGGACTTCGAGACTACCGGCATCGATAGGGCGTCGTCCCTCCCGTTGGAGGTCGGCATGGAATGCACCGACGTGCTGGGCGAACAGTCGTATGGTTCGCTGCATCGCATCATCCGCCCGGCCGGTCTGGACCTGTTGGACATGAGTCCGATCGCGTTCTCGATGCACACCGACAACGGGCTGCTGTACGAGTTGCTGAACGGCTCGCGCAACAACGATGGCGTGGGCGTCGTGGCGAATGCGGTGGAGGAGTACCTCGACTCACTCTCGCAACGTTTCATGCTGGTTCCGGCGGGCACGAACGTGGATTTCGACCTCGATTTCCTCAAGCGTCTGAACCTGAATCCGGACGCGTGGCTGAGCTACCGCAAGTTCGATCTGACCACATTGCGCCGCTATCTCACGTTCCTGGATTGTCCCGAGGACCCGTACAAGGGGCATAACGGCTCGCACAGGGTGCGTGATTGCATCCGTCGCGACATCAACGACTACCGGTGGTACCGCGAACTCCTGAAAGGGGCATGGTGATGAATACGATCGCCGTGGCGCTCCTGCCGTTCGGCGTGATCATCCTGACCGGCTTGACCGGAGGCCGGCCATGACGGTCCAGGCGCACACGGCATGGCGATACCGGAATCCCGCCGACCTGATCGGCCGGCGATGCATCGCACTCACCCGCATGGACGTCACGTTGGACGGCACACTGGACCTGATCCGGTTGAGCCCGGTCCACGCGGTCCTGAAATACCAGGGCATCGGCCTGCACATCATCGACTGCGACCTGCGCCACCACACGAACAAGCCCGCCGACGGCATCCGGACCGTCATCATCACGGAAAGCAAACCATGAAACACATGAGAAACATCATCCATCCGCACATCAGGAAATGGCACAAGACCAGCCCATGCCCATACTGCGGCACAAGGAAACCCAACATCGAACGCTACGCCCGAATCATCGGAGCCACGACCCGCTTCTTCTGGATCGCCAAATGCCGTGGATGTCCGAACGCCATCTGGATCACGACCCCGGACGACGACATCAAAACCGCAATACGCGGATGGAACCGATACGCCAACGGAGAATGGCGCAAGCGATAGGAGGAAACCGAAATGAAAAGAAAAACCAGGATGGCGCCCGCCGCCAATAGCGAGAAACAGGACGCGCGGAACCCGTTCCAATGCCGACGCGACGAACTTGTCACGAGTGACATGAATGAGGAGGATAAGGCCCTCAACGGACTCATCGAATGGCTTGGCAAGGAACGCGATGACGTACTGCAATGGCGCGGGAAGGACGGGAAAGGCCTTGTCAACGATATGGTACGGCCAGTTGATTTTTGCACGCATGAGGCGAACGTCTACGCGCGCGTGATTCGTCACTGTGAATCCATGCTCGGTCATGGCGGGCCAATGCCCACGGGAGTGAAAGCAAGGGGTGTGAAATGAGTGGGAGACGCAATCTGGCGGCGGCTCATGCCGGGTACATGGCCTGGGATCCGCCGGAGGTCCGTTGCCGTGGATGCGAGTGCCGCTTCGACTCATGGCGGGAGTTCGGCGAGCACGTGGACAGGCTGCTCTCGGCCCCGCCGCGGTCCAGTGCGCAGGCCGTGAAGGACGTGCTGGCCGACCATCTGGGTGACTTCGGCTCGGAAGGCGTCCTCGAGCCGTGCATCAACGCCCACGGCCGCATCGTTTGCGGTTGCGGCTGGATGACGAAGGGCCCGGACGTCGAGGACTGGTATGGCCATCTCGCCGCCGCGATGGAAGACGGGCTGGACAGCGTGGCCGTCGAAGCGGTCGGGGGACACGCGACCGATGAGCCGGGCGAGTAAGGGGACGGGTATGGAGGATAGGATGCTCAGATCCCGTGAGGCCGCGCGGATGATCGGGATCTCGCCCAGGACGCTGGCGAAGTGGCGTCACAGGGGCGTCGGCCCACAATGCGTGAGATTGGGATACAACCTCGTGGTCTACCGACTCTCGGACATCGACGCATGGATACGGGAGCATGAGGCATAGAAAAGAGCCCACCGTCTCCGGCAGGCCCTGGCATCACCACCAACCAGCCTACACCACCGGAAGCGGGAATCGAACAAATGAACGAACCAACCAACGAATCCCAACCAACACCAAACCAGACACAACCAGCACAAACCAACCCAAACAAGCCAGCGCTCGCCGGCATGTGCCAAGTGTGCGGCGGGGAGTGCAATCTTCACAATACGCTGTGTGACAAGTGTGATGCCGTAATGAGAGGATGGCTCCGCGACTATCCGTCATGGATCCAAGCCCTGCGCGAGTTCCTGGACAGCACCGCACATTATGGTGGCCATCAGCCCGGCCGGACCAATTTGGCCTCGGCTCCGACGCCGGTCAGGTTGTCTGTGATTGACCATCTGCAGGAGATCGATGATCTGGCCGTCGCTCTTTGGCGACGGTTGTATGCTCCGTCTGCCATGCCGTGGACTGATAGCAGGATTCATCCGTCCGTATCGAAGTGCCTGAGTGTTTGCACGGATTGCGATCGTCTTTCACGATTGCCGGACATCGGTTTGATTTGGCATGACTGGGAGGGGTTGGCTCGTAAGACGCTGGGCATCATCGACGTGCCGCCATCCAGGCACGGCATCGGCAGGTGCCTGAATCCTTTGTGCGGTGTGGAGTTGACCGCTGAAATCGGTGCGGTAAGTGTTAACTGTCCGGTGTGCGGCAACACTTATCGCGTGGTCGACGTGCGATTGGGATTCCTGCGGGAGTGCATCGAATCAGGCAGGGCGTTCACGGCGGGGGAGTGCGCGGAGCTGCTGCGCGAGTGTGGCTTCCAGTGCAGCGTGAACACGATCTACTCGTGGCGCAAGCGTGGCAGGCTTCAGCCGACCGGCAGCAACGACAAGGGACAACCGCTGTACCGCCTGTCCGACGTTCACGCGCGCCTCGCTCGCCATGACGTGATTTGACCTTTTGCGAAGTGCAAGGCAGAATTGTCAGTGGATTAGAGGGTTCAAACCGATACACACGGTTTGGACCCTCACTTATATCCGCCAATGGATTCCCCTAACTCCCTCTGGTAAGTCCCGTCCTGTCCGAGAGGCATATCGGACACGCCTCAGCCTGTGGGCGCGACCTGAAATCGCGTGCGTACCGGGCTCCAATCGCGTAATCCGTTCAGGTCGGATTGCGGTTCGCCTTCGTAGGAACCAGTGGTGGATCGTACCGGCCGCGGATCCCTAACGGATCCCCTTCCTCGCGGCCGCGTGTGTGAGGGTCCGAATCCCGGCGAAGGCGTCCCATGCCACCTGACCCCGATGAGTGGATGGCGGTGGATGCGCAATCAGATGAACTGGAACAGCAGTGACAGGAGATTCAGGCTCCCCGACGATTGGGAGAAGCGCAGGGCCATGGTCAAGGCTCGTGCTCATGGACGCTGCGAAGCAAGAATCCACGCGAAGGATTGCGATGGGATCGGGACCGATTGCGACCACATCGTTCCCGGAGACAATCATTCGCTGGATAATCTGCAATGGCTGAGCTATGCTTGCCACAAGGCGAAGACGGCGCTCGAAAGCGCCGAAAGGAACAGAAGATACAAGAAATTGAGAAGTCATCCGAATGAACGACACCCGGGCCTGATCGGCCGATGAACGGGTGACGATGCCGGTGGGGGAGGACTCCGCCGGCGTCTACCCCATAACCGCCGATAGCAACTCAGGTCATACATACGCCTTTCCGTCCCGTTTTTCGCGGTCCCATGTTTTTCCGACCATTCGTCGAGATGACCCCACATATCCCGGTCCACGCGCCGCACAGGCATGGCGCAGCGTTCCCCCACGCCTTCCGGTGATTCTCAGACAAATGTTTTTTTACTGATGTCACGAAATAATAAAAACCATTGGAAATATTGACATTCGGCGTTTTACTAGAGAAAAACAAATATAATGGGGAGCGTGAACACCTGCGAAACATGCGGAATCGAGCTCCCCGAACAGACCGGACGCGGCAGACGTCGCCGTTACTGCTCCGACGCATGCCGCAAACAGGCCAACCGCAGTAAACTCACCCCTCCGGCGCGCATGGCGATGGCGGACCGTTGGGTCAGATGGCGCAAGGTCGTCCGCGGCGACGGAACGACGAAGATCCCGCTGACGATAGACGGGACCACGGCCTCCAGCACCGACCCCGGCACATGGAGCACGTCCGGGGCGGCCGAGGCCTCCACCGTGGGCGACGGACTCGGCTTCGCGCTGGGCGGCGGAATCGCCTGCATCGACCTCGACCACTGCTACGACTCGCGCGGATACCTCGCCGACTGGGCCAAATGCCTCATCGCACCGGTCGAGGGAAAGACATGGATCGAGATAAGCCCCAGCGGCGACGGCCTGCACATCTGGGGACTGATGCCGGAACGCACCGGAATCAAGGTGCGCGGCATCATGAACGCCGAAGCCTACAGCCAAGGCCGCTACATCACCGTCACCGGACGCACGTTCCGCGATTCGCCGGCCAGACTGGCCGACCTCACGTTCCCCTTCGACCTGCTCGACAGGCTCAGATGACCTTATGAACGGAGGAAGCATGGCCAAGGACGCATCCTCCCACCGCCTGCCGGCCGGACTGATCAAAAACGGCCGCGGCCAAAGGCTCTGGCACGACATCACCGCGAAATGGGAGCTCACCGAAAGCGAATACCGCACGCTGGAGAACGCCTGCTACACCGCCGACCGCATCGGACGCATCCGCAGGGCCCTCGGCGACGAGCTCACCACCGAAGGAAGCCAGGGACAGCTCGTCGTCCACCCGCTCCTGCCCGAACTGCGCCGCGACGAGACCCATCTGGCCGACCTGCTCAAACGAATCGACATGCCGGAACCCGAGGAACAGTCGGAAGATGCCTCGTCCGACGGCGGCAGGTCCAGCCAGATGCGTGCCACCGTCAACAGACGATGGCACGACAGCAAATGGGAGAAAGCCTACGGCTGATGGCAAGACTACGCAGCAACCGGAAGGCCGCCGCGTTCATCCCAAGCCGCGAAAGCGAGATCCGCGGAATCGCCGACTGGTACCGTTGCATGCTCGCCGACGAGCCCGCACCGCAATGGAACACCAATCCGGTACTCATCGGCCCGACATGGCGTCGCGACGGGAACGGCTGGGTCCTTCCGCAGGCGACACTCGGCTGGCGGTTCC